CAAGGCAATATGGATCCCAATGTGCTCTACGCTTCACCCGAGCGTATTCGTGAAGAAGTTGCCAGCGTGCTTGCTGCCTACGGCTCCGGCGACGGGCATGTGTTCAACCTCGGCCACGGCATCCACCCCGGCATCGACCCCGAGCACGTTTCCGCCTCTGGTCAACGCGCTGCACGAACTCAGCCCGGCGTATCATCTTTCGACATAATAACCATGCAAAACCACGACGCGCTCCACATGCCGGAGCCGCCGCAGCACGCAGCACGCGTTTTCAAGCCACCGTTTGTGCATTGCCCCGATGCTGGACTGGAATGACTAGATAAAAAAGCGATTAAATATCAATCTGTTATGGTTTGATACAAAACTGTTGTAGCACTGGCGTTGCATCAAATAGGCCAGTACCCGCCGGGCAGTTGCTTGCGGTCTACTTCGGCTTTGTATGCATTTAGGCAGTGGTTTTCTTCCCAGAAAAACAGGCGGTTGATCCACAGATACGCGTGCGAGCGGCCTCGCAATCGCCAGGCACGGGCGGATAAGGTTTCGTCGGGCGCACCCCAGCCGTCGTTGCGGATCCAGATCAGGGTGTTGATAAGCTGGTCGATTGCGATCAGAAAATTTTCCATCACGCGGAAACCGGCCATAGAGCGCTTATGTCGTATGCGCCAACTTGCACAGCGTCAGCCATCGCGCGCAGCGCGTCCTTGTGTGTCCACGACGCGCCAAGTACCGCGCCGCCGTAGGTTTTCATTCCGGCCATGACCGCGCTGGCTTGGTTGGCCGTGACGTTGATGGTGATATTTTCCTCGGTGCGGATTGATAGAACGGGCGCGTCGCCTTGACCTGACATAATCAGGCCAAGCGCGGAACTATCCAGCGTGAGCCAGTTGGCGCGATCTTCCACGCCGCGTAACTGGAGCGTCAACACCCCATACGGCGCACCGAAGTCGTGTCGATAGCTGGATAAGTGCGCCGAGCTGATAGCGTCAACCTCGGCGCAGCGCGCTTTAATCAATTCATCCAGCGGCACGACGGGCGCGTGAAATGCCACGCCATCCCATGAATCACCCATGCGCGCCTCACCCGCTGGAACCCAGTTTGTGGCAAGCGGTTCAGCGGCCAGCGCGATATTGGCTACAACCCCATTAACAATAATTGCGTATTTCATTTTTCACCACCACCAGATTTTACATGTTCCGTTTGCGCCCGCACCCGACATGCGTAACGCACTCGTTGAATACGCGCGACCGCCTCCGCCGCCGCCCGGAAATACTCCGTTCCCGGCATGGCCGTCCGCGTCAAGGGTACTGCCAAAACCGCCGTTGCCGTGAAACTGTGATACTCCTACTGCACTGCTTTCACTGCCGCCGCCGCCTCCTCCGTAAACGGTTTTTATTTGTGATGTTATATAAACCGACCCGCCTGCGTCGTAAAATGACAGAATCGGATTTGCTGTTGATGCTGAGTATGTAGTACTGAATGTTTTTGGTAATGTACAGCCAGCTATTCCGCCGCGACCGCCAAGCGCGGTTATCGCGCCAAATGAGCTGTCTCCACCGTCATTGGCCGTGACTGCTCCGCTTGTGCCCGCGCCGCCTGCGCCAACCACCACGCTGACGGACGTGGGCATATCCTGTGCGCGTAGCAGTGTGCGCACGCACTGGCCGCCTGAGCCTCCTGATCTTAATGAGCTATCGGTGCCTGATTTCCCACCGCCGCCCGCTGCCACGACCTCGATCCATAGCCATGTCGCTTCGGGCGGGATAGCCCACGTCTGCGAGCTGGTGAGTTCGATGTAGCCATCAGCAAGCCCGCTTGCCCAGTTGACCCCGGTCTCGGCTGCGCTGACGACGAGCGATTTACCCGCGTTGCCCACCAAACTTGGCAAGCCCGCCCCGGCGGCTGCTGCTGCGGCTGCGGCTTGGGCTTCTGCCCTGGATGTTCCGGCTTGGTCTTTATACGCGCCCGCCTGCGTGCTTGCCGATTCTGACGCGGCTTGTGCGGCTTGGGACGCGCTGACCGCTGCGCTCCCCAGTGTGTTGGTCTGGTCGCGGTAGGACAGCGCGGTATCGCGCGCTGATTCTGAGGCGAGCTTGGCCGTTTCGGTGTCGGTTAAAAGCTGATTGGCCTGGGTGGTAAATACGGGCATGGCAGAGACAAAAGCGTCCGCTTTTGAGCTAAATCCGGCGGGGTCATCGGCGCGGCTGGGTGGTGTGGGCAGTGGCGTGATAGGCATTAGGTCATTCCTGTGATTTCAAGGGAGCAAAAGGCGTAGGTCGGGTAATCGATGCTGATTTCAAACTCGTTAAACCATCCGTAAACGGTCAAAAGGTCAAAGTCTTTTTTACCAATCCACAGGCAGGGGGTGGCGGTGATGGTGCCAAAAAATTGATACATGCCTTGCAGCTCGTTTTTCGGGACAAGCATTTCGATGTCGATCCGTTTGGCACTGGCACGGCGCACGAGGTTGACGTTGCCAAAGATGTCGGCCTCTTTGCGTGAGTAGTCCACAATGCCGACGGTTGCGCCGTATTCCACACCCACGCCGAATGCTGTTTTTTGCCCGATCAGCAAGGCGGCACATGACACATCGCCGGTGGCGCGGTCGAATATGATCTGCACATTGGCCGTGCCGTAACTCGGCATGTCATTAAACACCGCTTCGGTCATGTCGATCGTGTCGGCGAAAAAATAGGCGTGCCATGTGGGCGAAGGAATCACGCCGAGCATGGCAATGATTTTGTCGTACACCACGCCGTCCACGGGGTCGGTCATGATTACCTGCGCTGTTGATGCTGTAACGCCAATCGCGGCCACGGTGTTAATGACCCGCCCCGGTGTAATGGTGCATGACATCGTTAAGGCGCGACGGGTTTTCGTGGTGTTTGAGGTGTCGAACATCGCCCATTTGTTGGTGGGCGATACAAAAATCCAATCGTCCGGGCTGGTGGCCGGGGGCTTGTTGGTGCTGTTGCGCAACGCCTCATAAATGCTGTGCGTTGCGACCACAATCACGCGGTTGCCCGTGACGTAGGCGGTGGCTGAATTCCACGCGGCATGGTCATTTTCCAGCACATTGGATGCGGTTAAAATCGCGTCGGTGATCGTGATGGGTTTAACGATTTCAAGACTCATACTGCGGTCTCCACGCGGGTTTCGGGTTGCCCGGTCGCATCCCAGCGTTCGAGAATCTTCGCAATGCGCTTGTTAAGACTCACTACGGCCTGCGCTTGAGCGCGGTTTTCTTCGCGCAGGGCGCGAATTTCGTCCGCTGCCCCTCCGTCTCCGCCGCTATGGCGGCCTCCGGATAAAATCCGCCGCGTGTCCTCCGCGCTGTAGATNCGNGATGGNCCNGTNGCNTCAAGCTCNGGGCCATTCTCACCGACGATGCGCCAGCCACCGGAGTGCAGGCCGCCTTTAGCGTAGCCAGGAGCGCCGCTGGCTTTGGCAATATCTACCAAGACCTCGACCGCGCTCGACACACCCACCGCCACATTGCTTATCGCACCTAGCGTGGCTTGGCTGTAATAAAGTGCGGACTGGCTGTAAAAAAGCGCGCTGAGCTGGGCTTGGTAGGCCAGCTCAAAGCGCAGAATTTCATCTTCTGCGTATTGCTTGGCCAGGGTGATTTGATCGTCAATTTTACGCGACTGATCGTCTTGCCACTTGTCGTCCAAGCGGGCGATTTCTCTAATCGCTTCGTCCATCGTGACTACGGAGTTATCCACGCCGTTCATTGCGTCGAGGCGCTCTTGGGCTGCCTTGGCCTGCGCTTCAACTTCATCGCGACGCGCTTCGGACTCGGTTTTAATCGCCTCAATTTGCGCGTTGAGTGCGTCGGTTTGGGCTTTTTGATTGCCTAGCGACGCATCCTCAAACGTCATTTGCCCGGCCACCATGCCCGCCAGTTCGTCCAATTTGTTCGCCGCGACCAGCTGCGAGCGCTCAAACTCAAACGCGCTGGCGTAGTTGTCTGCGCTGTTGTTCGATAGGCCGGAGGTCACACGGTCAACACTCGCTTCGTTCACGCCCGCGCCGCGCCCCGCAATCATGCNNTCAAGCTCGGCGCGTGCATTGGCATAACGCGCGGCCTGCGTGCCTTCGGTTTGGCGCAGGTCAGATGCGGCATTTTTCAGCGTATCCACCATGCTCTTGATCGCGGCATTGGCATCGCTTGCCGCGCTTGAGACTTCGCCCAGCGCGTTTATTTCAGATTGCAATGCGGCAATGCGTCCGGCTTCTTCGCCGCTGATCCGCTCAAGCTCGGCGGATTTGGCGCGGTCAAGCATCCCCGCAGCACGCTGCATGTCGTTCTCAAACGCTTGGCGTTGCGCTTCGAGGCTTGCAATTTCAGCGTCAAGGGCTTGGGTGACGGCTTCGCGTGCGGCTGCCAACTCGTACTCAAGACGCGCTTGCTCCTTGAGCGCGCTTTGCCATTGCTCCACGGCGGCACGGTTGCTGTCGGTGAGCTGCCCAAGGTCTTGCAGTTGCTGCATGTACTCAGCCGCCTGCTTATCAACGTCGTACATTGATTTTTCAAGCTCTGACATGCCTCGTGTGGCGAGGTCTTCCATCAGGCCGTTCACAATATCAGCCGCTTTCGCCTGCGCTTCCAGCGCCCAGATTTGCTCCTGCAAGGCGCGGTTCGATTCATCCAGTGCGGCAAGCTCTTTCTCGCGAGTCGCGTTCAAAAACGCTTCCGAATCGGTCAATTCCAACAGACGCAAGGTCAGCCCGCTGCGTTCATCGTCGAGTTTGCGTTGCGCTTCGGCGGCCTCTTCAGCGGCTTGCGCCTGCGCTTCGAGCGCCCACACTTGCTCTTGTAATGCCCGATTTGATTCATCGAGCGCGGCAAGTTGTTGCGCGCGAGTCGCCGCGAGGTAGGCTTCGGAATCGCTTAATTCTAGGATGCGCATTCCCAAGTCTTGCGCTTCACGGGCTGCTTTTTCGCGTGCTTCGGCTTCGTCGCGCAGGGTTTGGATCTGGTCGCGCGTGGCTTGATTCGCATCGTACAACGCCACTGCCTCGGCGTTCATGCCGTCAATCGCCGCTGCGCGCTCACGGGCTAGGGCTTCAACCTCATTGCCCTCGGCACGCAGCATGTCGATTTGCAGGCTGGCCTGCTCTTCGGTCAGGCGCTTGATAATGTCGATATTGGGGTCAACGGGCGCGGCTGTTTCTCCGGCGCCTGAACTACCACTGCTGCTGCCTGACGAGCCTATGCCGTCGTTTGTGTAAGCTGTTACGCTGCCGCTATAGGACTCCTGCCCTGTGTACAGGGCTGCACCAATGTCGCCAATGGCCGCTGAAAATTCCGCCATCGCCGCCTGAAAATCAGCGCTCGCCATGATCTGGGTCATGGTGTTGATGGTGTTAATCGCCTGGTCAACGATACCCGCCAGCGAGTTGCCCGCAATTGCGCCGCCTTCGGCCACCATGCCGCCCGCTGCGGCACCGCCGCTGGCCAGGTTGCTTGCGCCCGCTGCGCCGCCCATGGCGATGTTCTGCGCGGCCACGCCGCCGCCCATGACAAGGTTCGAGGCTGCTACGCCGGATGCACTTACGTCAATGGCCGCCGATTGCGCCGCCGCGCCCACCAGCCCCATCGCCATGGGTTGAACAATGCCCGCCATGACGGTCTGCGTCACTTGGTCGAGCATCATGTTAACCATGCCGTCCATGAGCATCTGCTCCGCCCCGGCCATGGCCTGCGCGCGGGCATCGTCCACGCTGGTGGCGTTGGCCAGCACGTTGGAGAAAATGCCTTTGATACCGTCCGCTGTGAGGCCGATTTGGGCTGTGATGGTGCCCATTAAATCCGCAAAGCCGCTGCTGATTTGCACCAATCCTGCGAATGTCTCGCGCCCGGCCTCTGTGGATAAGTCTTGCGCTTCGACCATGGCGCGCAGGGCTTCGGTGCTGGCGGGCATGGATACGCCAAGTTCGTCAAAGCGGGCGGTCATCGACTCAACCGCGTTGTTGCTGCGCTCGGCGGCGCTGTAGAACGTTTCGTAGTACCCGGCGCTGGCCTGCGCCATAGCATCAATACCGCCGAACGAATCCGCGAGGCTGCTCGCCATGTTCGCCCCGGCCATGGTGGTATCAAACGCGGCCATGCCGAGGCCGTCCATGATGGTGTTGGCAGTGTCGAGGCTGCCCGCCATGCGCAAGGCGGTTTGTGCTGCGCTTTCACCGGCGCGGCTGTATTCGCTGGTGCCGGCCACCAGTGCGCCGATGTTGGCTTCCAAATCCGTGATGCCGCTGGATTGGATGATTGAATCCAGCACCGAGAATTCTTGCAGGGTTTGAATCAGGTTTTGGCTGTTGATTTCCACGCCTGCGAACGCGTCGCCTAGTTCCGTGCCAAGGTCGGCAAAGACGGCGCTGTACTGCCCGGCGAGTTCTTCGCCCAGGCTTCCAAGCGCCGCATCAATGCCTTCTTGCCCCTTGTTGAGCGTGTCGGCACTGAATTCAGCGGTGTACTCATAGATCTTATCGACACCCAGCCCGACCGCTTCACCGAGGCCAGCCATCGCGTCGTAGACGGCTTGCACTTGGCGGTCAAGGCTGGCTTGTTCATCGCCATTCAGGCCGTGGCTATCGGTGCTGGAGCCATTGCCCCACAGCCCGCCTGATTTGGTGTTGGTGTTGAACCACGACCCCGCGAAGCCAGCGCTAGACACCGAGCCTTTCAGCCCGGCGGCGGTGGTTTCCGACTTGCGTATGAGGTTGTTGACGATCGGCAGGGCAAGTACGGCGGCAGCGGCGAAGGGTGCTGCGGCGGCGGCCATGGAGCCGAGTGAGGACATACCCAAGGCCGAGCCGGTCGCGGTTGCTCCGGCAAGGCCAAACTCCGCCGTTTGCGCGGCGAGCATGGCGGATTGTGCCAGCCCTGCTCCACCGAATAATGAGGTGCTAAAACCGGACACCGCGCCGATAGCCGTTTGTATACCGGAGGCAAGACCACCCAGGCCAAGCATGTCGGTAATTCCGCCCGTTCCGCCTAGCGCGCCGGTGATTGATCCGCCTGCCTGCCCGGCACTTGCCGTGCCTGCCCCACCCAGCCCAAGGCTAACCATAATCGGGCGCGTGATCGCCGCGTGCGCCAATTCGCCAAGCAGCCCAAGAAACGCATCCTTGATCTTGCTTGCAAAATCGCCAAACGAATCAAACGCGCCTGTCCATGCGTCGGCAAAGGCGCTGTCCACGCGCTCGATGGCGTGTACCCAGGCTTCGGCATACGGGTCGGCTTCGGCCTTCATGGCCGTGGCGGTGTCCTTGGTCGCCTGCGCTGTGGTGCGCATCGCACCATCCATGCCCGCTTGTTTATTCAGGTGGTCGTTGAGTGCATCGGTATATTCGCCAAGGCTGATTGCCCCGGCGCGGTAGAGCTTATTCAGGTCGGCCTGTGTGTCCTGATATTCGGCCATCTCCTTATAGGATCCGTTGTATTTGCGCATCAGGCGGTCGATTTCGTCGCCCGCGTCCTTGGTGGCGGCTTTGGTTTTGCCAAGGCCTTTGGCCTGTTCTTCGGCGGCTGCGCCAGCTTTTGTGTGCGCACCAGCCAAATCATTCAGCCCGGCGCGCAGCTTGTTTTCGGCGACTTGAGCCTCGTGAAATTCCTTCGACGTTGCGCGTGTGGCGCTGGCATTGGCTATGCTGGCATCGCGTGCGGCGAGGGCATCGTCAATCCCCTGTTTTGCGCTGGCCTTGTTGGCGGCTGCGGCGGAAACACGCGCGTTGCGCTCCGCCTGAATCGCACCAATCGCCTGTTGATGTGCGGCATTGCTCTGGGTAATTTCACTGCGCACGCTGGCCTGTGCGCCCGCATAGCTTTTAATCGAGGCTTCTGCGCCACGGATAGAGGCCGCAAACTCAGGCGGCAGGCCGGGCAAATCGGCCAGGCCGGAAAAGCTGCCGACTGCCGAGCCTAGCTGCTTGATAATCCAGTCCACGGCCTCAGATGCCGCGAGTTTGATGGTTAAAAACGCATTCACCCCAGCGTTGGCGAGCTTTAGAAAAAATTCCGAGGCCACGCCGTAGGTGCTTCCCCATGCGCCTTCAATGCTTGCCGCCACGGAGAGCGTTTCCAGCATGATGATCTTGACGGCGGCCACGGCGTTGGCTGAAAAATCAAGCGCGGCGGTGCTGACAAGCTCCCATGCGTCGATGAGGTACAGCTCAATAAATGACCCAACTTCGCCGATGGCGAATTTAACGCCGTCCAGCGCAGTTCCCGCGCCTTCTGACCCGTAGCTGATTGCATCGAACCAGATTTGCGCCTCGGTGGTGAGGATGTCAAACGCCCAGCCCGTGGAAACGGCATCTTTCAGCCCGCCGATCACGTCCGACACGGCGCGCAGGCCGTCGGTCAGGGCGCTGGTTGCGCCTGCGTCGCCGAGGGCGCGGAATAGGCCGGCCACGTTGTCCTGTAGATTGGAGATGACGCCGGGCAGGCGCTGCATCTGTTTTTCCATCGCCCCGGCAAAGTTCGTGTTGCCGATTTTTTCCAGATAGGCGGTGATTTCTTCGGCGTTGTTGCCGACTTTGGTAGTCACGCCCTGGAAGGTGAGCGCCACGTTTTCGCCTTCTTTTGCGGCTTTAATACCGAATTCTTTCAGGCGCTCAAACTCGCCTGTTGAAGCATCAGCCACGGCCTCCACGTACTGCATCATGTCCGCACCCATGGCCGCTGCGGTGTTGCCGAAGCTGGTCATGGCGGATTCGGTCGGGTTCAGCCCGAGCGCCTTCATACGGATGAACGCCTGAACTGATTGGTCGAGCGTGAACGGGGTGGTTGCGGCGAAGTTTTCCAGCGCGGCAAAGGCCTGCCCGGCCTGATTGATGCTGCCGGTGACGGTTTCCAGGCTGCCGCGCAGCTTTTCTGTTTCTGTGATGGTCGAAACGAAACCGCCGACGGCCGCAAGACCGCCGAGCGCGGTTATGGCCGTGCGCGCCATGCCGCCAATCACATTTACCGCTTGGCTGGTGGCGTTGGCCTGATTCTGCATCGCTTGCAGATTGGAGCTTGCGCCTTGCACGGCGTTGCCAAGACCCACAATCTGCGCCGTGGCCTGGCTGCCGTTGGCGCTGATCTGGATGACCAGGTTCATGTTGTTAGCCATTGGCGTGCCCCTTGAGTATCATTTTTTTCTGCTGGCTCGTGCCGCTTGTCTTCCCCATTCGGCGAGCATTTCATCTTGCATGAGCAGCGCGCCGCTCAACACCTCGGCGCGGGCGTGGCGTGGAATGCCGATCAAACGCATGGAGGCCTCAATCTCAATCAAGGGGATTCCTACGCGCATAACCGTCATGCCGGATAGCCACTGCCACGAATTACGACACGCCTGCATGACCTCAATCACTGGCCAGTTGTCCGGCCAGACTTCAAAATGTTCGGGGGCGGCCTCTTCTTCAATTTCGACCTCTACGGCAATGCCATAGCCATCATCACGGGCTGAATGCGGCGCGCCAGCCGCCCAATGGCGCGCCGCATCAATTAGTTTTTTCGCTTGGTGCCTGCCAGCGATTCAAACCATGCGCGCACTACGGCGGCACGCACGCCTGGAATATCCAGCACAGCGGCACGGTTGACCGGGGTGAAGTCCAGCGGGTTTCCGTCTTCGTCATTCACCTTGTCCCAGCCAATCAGAACTTCGTCGGTAATGCTTTGGTCATTTACGCCGGAGTTTTCGCTGCGCATTTCGGCCACGATGGCATCAATTCGCGCCTGATGTACGCGCTCAAATTTCGCGGTAAAGCTGATTTTGTCGAAGCGCCCGCCGTCCGCCGGGATGTCAAAGGAAACAGGCCATTCGTAAGACGTGGTTTTTTTCAGTACAAGTGCCATTTATTTCACCGTTAGGATAAGTTCGTCGTTGCCGGAGACCGGGTTGATNTNCANGGGNATNGTCATCATTTGAATNCCGTTTGTGTCTTGCTCAGTGGGGCTTCCAAGGGACACAGCGGGCGCGGCAAAGGTGATGATGTTGCCCGCCGTGGTGCCGTGCTGGAGTGCAAACGCTCCGAGTGAGGCATCACGGGATGCGGTGTAGAAGTCTTTGGCGGCAAGGCTTGGCTCTTCGATGGTGACGCTGCCGGACGGTTTGCGGTCGGTGACGAGGATGGACGTTGATGGGCCGACCACCATGTGTTTGGTTGGCGACACGGCCATGTCCAGGCTGAGGCTGGAGAAGCTACCCGCGTAGCCGTGCAGCGCAAAACCGCTGGTGTTGGCACTGGTGACGGGGAGCGGGGCGATAAAGCCGGACACCGTGACCACCGGGAGTGCTGCGTCAGTGATCGTGCCAAGCAAGCCCAGAAACTTGAACTTCATGACCGGGATGCTGTTCACATCCAGCATGAAGCTCACGGTTCCGCGTGCCCCGGTCAGCTTGTGCAAAATGCCATCACGATGCACATACAGCGTGAGGCTTTCTTCGCTTCCGGTAATCGGGTTATATGCCGCGCTCGTTGCCGCCACAAGGGTCTCGGCAAAGCCACAGGCGCGCAGCAGGGGCGACCACTTGGGCGCGGTTCCTGCTGCGCCTGCGCCTGCAAGTTCGACTTCAATTTCAAGCTCGGCGTGTTTTTCGCCCGCAATCATTGGGCTGCTGCCGAAGTACGGACGAATGAGCGCGCGTTCGATGTCGTCCCCCGCGAGCGGGGTGAGGGTCACTGAGCGCACAAGGATGGCGTTGTCTGCGCCCGTAGGTGCAGCGTCCACGCCGTAGGTGGTTTCGATTTTCGCCAGAATCGCGCGGCGACGCATAAGCTGTGCCATTAGACTTTATCCTCTTTAGGTTCAGCAGGCTTGGGTTCGGCCTTGGGTTCGGCCTTGGGTTTTTGGGCTTGAACGGGGTCGTGTTCGGTTTTGCGCAGCTCGCCCGTATTGGGGTCACGGGTATAGCTTCCGCCGGTTTGCGGTTGTTCGCTCATGGCTTATCCACCTTCTTGTCGAGTTTGGTTTCAATGCGGTCGAGCTTGTTCAGCACGGCCTGATTCATTCG